ATTGAAGATGCCACCTAAAGATTATAAACTACCAGTACCAGAATGATTACAGAACAAACACATTTTAAAACAGATTTAAAAACTTTAATAATGATTATAGCTGCAATAGCAATAGCAGTATGGACTTATAGTGAAATTAATAACAGATTAACTAAGTTAGAAACATCTGAGCAATTGATGAAACAAGATTTACTTGAAGCATCAAAACAATTACCGATAGATCAAGAGCAATTTATGTTGCTTGAACATATATCATTACAAGTAGAAAAATTAACAACAAGAGTAGATGACATGATGCACAACAAAGTAATGATTAGTTCTATTGATAAAGATTTAGATAAAGCATTAAACGATATAGAAAAATTAAAAGATAGTGTTAGAGCAAACATTGGTAAGTTAAATGGAGATCATTAATGGAACAAATGGTCATAGCACTTTTACTCTTGGTCAATAATGAGATCAAGGAAGCAAGATTACAACCAGATTTAAGCTCATGTCTTAAAGGTAAAAGAATTGCCAATAGAGATGTGTCAAACAACATTGAATATAGATGTATTAAATCTAAAGCAGAACTTGAAACTAATATAGATGGTTCACAATCAATCAAGAAACTGATTTTAGAATAATGGATAAATATATAATAGGATTTTTAACAGCTATAGATAATTTTAGTGAAGCTATTGCTAAACTATTTGAATCTAAACCAAAAAAAAAACGAAAAAAAAAGGTATGTAAGAATTGCCATTGTAAGTGTCATTGTAAAGATGAACTTCACTTGCACAGCGATCAACAAGATTTATGCACTTGCGACAATTGTAAATGTAAAAATTAATATATGCAACTATCTAAACATTTTAAACTAGAAGAATTTACTAAGTCTATGACTGCTACTAGAAAAGGCATCAAGAATGAGCCTGGATCTGGTGATATTAAAAACTTAGAAAATGTCTGTTATGAAATACTTGAGCCTGTAAGAGCTAAATTTGAAAAACCTATAACCATAACATCAGGTTATAGATCAGAAGAATTATGCGAAGCTATAGGTTCAAAGAAAACATCACAACATTCTAAAGGTCAAGCAGTAGATTTTGAAATAGCTGGAATACCAAATATCCAAGTAGCTTATTGGCTACAAAACAATGTGGACTTTGACCAGCTTATATTAGAATTTTATAATCCTGATGATCCTGCTGGTGGTTGGGTTCATGTATCTTACAATGAATCAGGATCAAATAGAAAACAAGTTTTAACTTATGATGGCAAAAAGTATGAGAATGGTTTGCCTGACATGAAGTGGAAAGATGGAAAGGTACAAGGATAATGTGGTTTAGTCTAGCAAAAATGGCTCTCAAAACTGGGACTCATATTTATCAAAACAAACAAAAATCAAAACAATTAATGTCAGATGCAGCTTTGCTCCATGCTGAAAAAATGAGTAAAGGTGAAATTGAATATAAAACGAAAATTATTGAGAGTAATGATAATGGTTGGAAAGATGAGTTTGTTCTCATTCTTGTATCCCTGCCTGTTCTTATACTGGTCTATTCTGTTTTCTCTGACGATCCTGACATTCGTAATAAACTAGATATGTTTTTTGAGTATTTTAAAAATCTTCCTTATTGGTATCAAGCAATTTTTATAGGAATAATTTCTGCAATTTATGGTCTTAAAGGTGCAGACATAATGCGTAAGAAATAATGAAAATATTATTAACTGTTATTATGTGTAGCTCTGTGGCTAACACTTGCCTAGATCCATATACTTTTCCAAATGGTTATGTAGATGAATATGAATGTATGCTTGATGGCTATATCAAATCACATGATAAAATTTTAGAGATTGGCAGATCAGAAATTAATACACATGGCATCTATGTAAAATTTGATTGCAGCGAAGTCATTTTACCAAAACCTAAACCAGGAATAGAATCATAATGGCAACTCCAGCATGGCAAAGAAAAGCAGGTAAATCTAAATCAGGTGGACTTAATGCAAAAGGCAGAGCATCTTACAATAGATCAACAGGAGGAAATTTAAAAGCTCCTACTAAATCTAAGACTAGCAAAAGAAGAAAATCATTTTGCAAAAGAATGTTAGGCATGAAGAAAAAACTAACTTCTAAGAAAACAGCTAATGATCCTAACAGTAGAATTAATAAAGCACTTAGAAAGTGGGATTGTTAGTGGCTAATAAAACATGGAAGAAACCAAGTATAATAGTTATTGATATTGGCAAGTGTAGATACTGCCAAGCCGAAATGACTAACGCAGAATCTTTTGTAGCTTTCTATGGTGGGGACAAAGCTCACTATGAATGTATGAAAAAAGATGATTACAAGAAAATAATAGAAAAGGAAAAAAATGCCAAAAGGTAAAAATAAAAAGTATAGCAAAAAGCAAATGAAAATAGCAAGAGTTGCAAAGCCTAGAAACAGAATAACTGGTGCAGATTTTGCAAGATTAAAAAAATCTAAAAAAAGGAGAAAAGTATAATGGCAAGAGTAAAAAAAGGTTTTCACAGAACTAAGTCCGGCAGAGTTGCTAAAAAAGGACTCTACTATAATATGAATAAAAGAAAAAGAGCTGGGACTAGCAGAAAAGGTAAAGGAACTGTATCTGCTAAAGCACTAAAGAGATCAGCAAAAACAGCAAGATCATAACAGAATAGGTCGTCATTAATATGACAGACTAGCTTATGCTAGTGGGTTTGAGGTGGGAAAATAACTCTTGTTTCTTGTTTCCAAATGATTATCATTATTATTAATGTTATCAGAAACATATAGGAAACATGAAGATACAATAAGTAAGAAAAGACAGGTGTTTTAGTGGTAAGACAATTGATTAACAGTCAACTGCTCTACCAACTGAGCTACCGAGGAATATCAAAAAACGAATTAACAATTGGCTTTTACATCAGTTTGGTGTTTAAGCCAACTTTTTTTTTGCCTGTACTTTTCCTTATAAGTTGAATTTTTTTTGTCTTTCTATTTGTGAGTGCAACATGAGAGCAACATGGAATGAAACAAATAAGAAACATATACCATTTTATTCTCTTTGACATTTGATAACAAAGTATTAATATAATTGCTATCAAAGAAAGAGAGATAATATGAACAAAATAAAGCTAGGCAAAAGAACATGGGTAAATAGTAAAGGCAAAAAACAAAAAGCATTTACATTTACATACAAAGAAAATAATAAAAAAGTTGTAGTACAGAGTCCTAACAAACAATGGCTAGAACAAGAAGCTGAAAAAATATTATTAAGGATTGGAAATATAAATCCTAAAAATATGAATGTAGTTATTTCAGTTCCTTTATCTCATGCTTGGGAAACTTATACTAAAAAATGTAAATCAAGAGCCAATGAGCCTACTACAAGTTTTAGTAAAACTACATTTAAAGAATACTCAGAACATTACAAACATATTGCCAAGCATTGTGGTGATGTAGATTTAACTAAAGTTGATGTAGAATATATTGCAGACTTTATTAAAAAGATTGATGATTTAGATTTTGATTATAAAAAGAAAATCTTTCATACCTTTGCTAGAATATATGACACACAAGTTGGCATGGCAGAAACAGATCCATTTAAAGTTAATGTATTTAAAACTGCTACATTTTTTAAAAAGGAAGATGCTTCAAAAAAGAAAAAGTCAGGTAAGATTGACTTTGAGGAATGGAACTTTGATAGAATAAAAACTATTATCTCTAAGATACCCTCTGAGCCATACCAATTAATGTTTAAGTTAATGGCAGAAACTTCTTGCAGACCTAGTGAAGCAAGAGCAGCACAAAGAAAAAACTTTCATTTTAAAAGAAACATACCAGTATTTGAGGTAACTAATTCTGTTGATTATGAAAAACAATTAGCACCACCAAAAACAGAAGCTGGTTATAGAGAAATAGAAATAAGTGCATCATTAAAAGATCAGCTTATAGATTACATGAATACTTTACCTAAAGATCAACAATGTATTTTTCTTAATTCTAAAGGTAAATTTCATGATCTAAAGAATATGATTACTTGCTTAGACAAAGCAGTTAAATCGTTAAATTTAACTTTACCTTTTAGAAAGACATATTTTTTTAGACATTGGTCAGTTTCATTCTGGTGTTATCAGGGTAAATATACAAACCCATTTGATCTTGCAACACACATGGGTGATCTTGATTTAAAATTTATTAATACAAATTACATTAAGAAATATACTGTGAGCAAGGAGTCTGTAAAATATTCAGATCATCAAACAAATAATTACAATTGGAATTAGGTTTTATACCAATACTTATCGTAGTTTTCTTTGTCATATCTAACTACTTGCCAGACATCTTTTCTTTTAAGACTTCTCTTAGCATAGTCAGTTGCTTCTTCTTCTGTAGAAAATATTTGGTTAGAATAGGAAGTAAGTTTATTATTTTTATTTTTAAATATTATAAAAAACATTATTTATATGGGTAGCCTAAGTTCCATAACACTAAACTTTTTCTAATGCCTTTAGTTACTGGTGTAATTTGATGCCAGATAAAAGAGGGGAACACTACTAAAGATCCTTTATCTAATATTTGATCGCAAGATATAATCTTTTGTTCGTAAGGTGTGCTTGTATAAAATTCTAATTTACCACCCTCATAATCTTCAGGATTAGATAAACTAATAGTAACAGATAATTTTCTAATTTTACCATAATAATCTTTGCCAAACTTTTCGGTATAAGGTTTATCTAGTTGGTCAATATGCCATTTATAATATTGTCCTGTTTCATATTCTGTATATTGTGCTTTCTCAGTTTTATCCCATTGTAAATTCCAACCACAATCTTCATTAGCTTTATCTATGTAAGGTTTAAGTGTTTCATCAATCCAAGACTCATTTAACCAAGTAATGTTAGATATTCTTTTAACAGCATCATTATCAGATACAGATGCTTTGTTTTTGTT